AGATAAATGGAAGTATTACAAAAGCTTGTGATTATTTGGGGTGGGCCTTGTTCATAGGCTCACTTTCATGCTTTTTGAGTTCACGCTTTAATTCAAAAATGCCACTACGCATTTGAATCATTTGCTTGTTTTCTTTTTTTTGCATTGCTTTTGATTCAACTTCTTCTTTTTTTTCGTTGTGCATTTTATGCTCCTAATGCTTTGAGTGCTTCGTTCATTTTAGCTTTTCGGTCATCAATTCCCAATAAGCCACCATTAATACGTTTAGTCATTATGTCAAAAGCATCTTTAGTGCCTTCATCAGCCAGGGCATTTAACCCTTTTTTATTCCAAAACCAGCCAGCCGATAAAACGGCATAACGGGGTTCTTCTAAAAGTTCAGGGTTAGCTATCAAATCAACGCCTAACGCTTCGCCACAATGCTGATACGTTTCTTTACCGGTACATTGTATCAATCCACGGCCTATAAACTTGGCGGCATCTTCCGGGGTTTCATTACCCATACGGCCAACGTAAACTTTGCTGGCTATCTTTTCAGGTTGGCGTTCATATTGCATTGCAATATCCATATTCGGAAACCGGCTTGGCCAGGTTGCCATTAATGCTTTAGCTGAATAATTTAAGTTTTCTTTAGTAAATTTAAAGTTACCGGATTCGTGAAGGGTTTGCCCTAGGAAACACGCTTGGCGTTGTGGCGTATTGATTTGGTATTTATCAAACGTTTCGTTTAATGGGTCAAGCCATTGTTCGCCAAGGCCAAGGGCTTTTAATTGATCATTAGTCATTTTATAGGCGTTGAATTATGAATCATTTGGTCTTTGGCCTGGCTACTAGCTGAAGAACCAAAGTAAAAAGCAATAATGCCTGTCCAAGCAGTTCCTAAAGAACCTAACATTAGCATTAGGGCATCGGAAGTTTCAATTTTGCCTGACATTAAACCGCCTAAAATACCAAAAAATCCAATGGTTACAAGAATAGATAAAACTGGCGGTATAAAAGACTTGGTTTGTTTTTGTAAATCACGAGCCGATGCACGGTCTTGAACGGCTAATTGTTCAAAATTAAGCCCTAATTCTTGTGCTTGTTTTTGTAATTCAATTTCAGCTTGTTTAAGACTAGCTATTTGATCAGCGTTTAACTTACCACTATCAATGACATTTTGAACTTTATCTTCATCAATACCTAAAGCTTTAGATACCGCAGTAACGGCCAAACCAGCCAATGGGCCACCTAAACAAGTGGCAATAGTAGGTACTAATTTTGATAACCAATCCATAATTTATTCCTTATGCGTAACAAGCCAATGAACCCCAATAAACAAAACAAAATGTCAAATAAGCTACCATTTGTACCCCCAAGTAAAGTACCAAGCAAATACCGCCGCAACTGCAAAGCAATAAAACTGTAAACGTTTAATAGCTTTCAATTCGTGCTGGTATTCATCGTTATCTTTTTTGCGTATGTTTTCTATATCCACTTTAATTTTTAATACTGCTTCCCATTCTTTTGCGCCATACTTTTTAACAAAATCTATCTTTAATTTGGCTTCTTCATCGCTTATTTGCTTGTTATGTTGCCATTGTTTTAACGCTTTTATTAGTGCTTGTTCTTTTCTAAACTCTGCTTCACGCCTTGCCCTAATACGTTCATTAGCTTGTTTTTGGGCTAAATCTAATCCGTCATTTTGAATGTTTTCAATGCTTTTAGATAAACCTTTACTGGCTTCTCGGCTTGCATCCAAGCTACTGGAAAGAGTTTTTACTCCTTCTGTTATTCCATAAGGGTCTGACATTATTCATTACTGTATTTTAAAAGCAATAGAAATAAGAACGGCAATCATAAACCCAGCAGAAGCAATTAATATTTGTTCAAGTCTTTTTAAACGAGCATTAATTGATTCGTAACGAAAAGCACAAACTTGTTCGTGAGCAGATAAAGCGGCTTCGTTTTTGTCAATGGTAGTCATATTATGTTTTCATGATGTACGCTAATGCGTAGTACGGTGGCAAGTTGGCATTTGTACCGCTTGTTCCGGCATTGGCATTAGTTGTAGCTACGGTAATACCAGTTACCGCAGAAGCAGTATTTGCGGCTACTTGCGTAATATCGTTTGGAATTGAACCAGCGGCATTGTTTGGTGCGCCGGATGGCTTTTGATAGCTATGAACGTGGCCAGGATCAGTTACTACGGAAGTTGCGGTATGGGTATGGGTTACTACAATAGCATCGGCAGAACCACCAGTTGCCGCCACGGCATAGTTAGAACCAGCGCCAATAACAAAACGGTCACGTAAATCCGGGGTTGAATTATTACCATCACAAAGCACATATCCGCTTGGAACAGAACCTAAACTACCTGACCATAAAATAATTCCACCAGTAGGAATAGATGGGGTAGCCGTTGGTGCGGCTTGCAAAATTCCATAAAGATTATCTAAAGTTTGCAAAGTAACGGCGGCAGAAGTTTGAATAATAAACTTGTAGCTATATCCGGTTTGCATCCACACTTCGCTTGGGGTGCGGCCATAAGCATCTAAAACAATAGGGTTTGTATTGGCAATATTGCCGTTTACCGTTGTATAAGTAGTCAATAAAGTGCTTGAACCAGCTTGGTAGGTATAAATTAATCCACCAGTTAATGGCAAACCGTTATTGTCAAAAAATTGCTGGCCATTGCCAACTGGGGATAAAAGTACGCTTGCCATGTTATTTACCTTCGTTTTCTAAATCTTTTAACATATCTTTAATTGGGCGCTTTACCCCAGCACCTAATTCTAAAGATTCTTTTATTTTTTTGTTAGCGGTTAGTTTTTCCATTGCGGCTCTGCCCATACTTCCAATTGGTGAAGTTGTTTTGGCATTAATACCCATTTCTATGGCATTAAATGCACCTTCACGCATCATTGCTGGAACAGTACCACTTGTATTTGCAAAACCTTTGCCACCAACGTGTTCAGTCAATCTAGCCAAATCAGCCAAATCTTGAAGATCAACGGCAGTTTGGTTTGGCATAATATCAAAAAGCTTTTTGCCAACAGTTTTATTTAACGCATCATTAAATGATTTTTGATTAATAACGCCTTTAGAACCAACTGCAACGTTTTCAAGTTGTTTAATTAAACCAGCTTGGGCGGCTTGATGGCCTAATGTATCTTGACCAAGTTCACCCATCAAACGTTTAACGTCAGCGGTTGTGCCATCAACAACAAACTTTTTAATAAATTTATCAGCGGCTACGTGTTCTAGGCCATTGGCTAATTCGCTATCTAAACGTGTATCTTTAACGGCTACACGGTATGCTGGGTTGGTATCTAATACTTGATAACGTTCACGAACTGCATTTCTAGCTAAATCTGCTAATGGTTTTATGCCTTTTAAATCTTCTGACATTGGTAGTTTTTCAAGTTCTTGGCGAATAATGCCAGCAACTCTACGTGCGTTTCCATTAGGATTAGAACGCATTTCTTCAGCCATATTGGTACGCAGATTTTCAAATTCATCAAACGTCATGTTTCCACGTTTTTGGAAATCTTCAAGGTCTTTAAGGTATGACCGCATATTGTCTGAAGCATACGATTTAAGAACTTTTTTGGATAATTCAGCATCTACATCAGCTTTAAGTTTATTAGTGTCAATTGGGAAATTTCCACCATTGGCTTTTTCTAAAGCTTGATATTTAGTATTTATATCAGCCAATCTTGCTTTATCTTTAACCAATAATTGATCAATTGCAGTTTGACCATAATCAACAATGTTCATGCCACCAGGTAAATCAGGGGCGGCTTTTTCAGCCAACGTAGAAAATCCTTGAGCAATTTTGGCATCACGGTCTTGTAACCGAGCCATTAAATCTTCGCTTTTTGCCCGTTTATTAAATTCATCTGACATCATGGCGGCATCTTGCAATGCTTCGCCTTTGGTCAATTGGTAATTAAATTTATCGCCTTTAAGTTGATTTTCAAGGGCTTTAATATCTACCAATTCAGTTGGGTAAGAACTTATTTGTGCCCGTAATTCAGGGCTTGCACCAGCCAACATAGCATCAACGGTTGCTTTATCCGGTGTTGCCATAGCACCTACGCTACCACCTGGGGCAGTTCTACGGGCATTAAATTGGGCTATTAACTGCGCTTCAGAAGGCATAACGGCACCACGTACCGCTTGGGCACCAGTTTTAATTCCTTGGCCAACTGCTTTAACGCCCTCACCAGCCAATTGTGCGGTTTGCTTAACACCAGGCAATAACATTAATTCAGGGTCATATACGGCCCCTTTAACCATTTCACCTACTACGGTACCAGGATGTTCAGTAACGGCTTTGTAAACGTTTTTAGCGGTTTCAACTGGGCTTTCAACGGCAGTCTTGACACCTTGCACAAATCCTATGGCTTTTTCTTCTAATTGCTTTTTATCTTGTTCAGTAAATCCTGGCAATCCTAATGATGCACCAGTATATTTAGCGGCAGAAGCAATTAAACTTTTATTTTTAAAATCTTCATATGACATTTCGCCAACAGTTTTTCTAAAATCTTCGGCAAAACTACTTGGTTTTGTTTCAGCAAACATTGAAGGTTTTGCATATTTGATGCCGTAACCATCATCATCTGCAATTGTTGATGAAGTAAAACTAGAATTAGGATTAATTTCTACGTGGTACATATCTTTAGAACCGTGTGGCCGGTGAAAGCCAACTTGTTCTAATAATGTATCAGGCACCCTTGGGTGAATATCAATTGCGTTGCCACCTTCATGACGGCTTTTGCCTGGCTCTGCTACCAAATTAGGGTTTTTAAGACGGTCCAAATATAACTGGCGTTGTTGTTCTCTAGTTCTATATCCGCTAGTAATAGGCAAATCTTCGCCTTTGGGATTCAATTTGGTATCAGCTTTAAATAAATCTGACAATATAGACAATCTTTCCTGTATATCAGGATTAAGATTTTCTAAATTAATAGATGGTTTGCCTGTTTTTATTGTTTCGATAACCGGCGAACTGCTTAAATCAACTGTTACAGAAGATTTTTTTGGGCGGCCAACAAACGATAAACCAGGCACATCATCTAAAATTTCACTCATTTGTATGAACCTTCGACTAAACGGTCAATTGCTTTTGCTTTTTTATCTAGTTCATCAAATTCTTTTTCTGACATAGATTTAGTCAATGATTCATAGCGTTGCTTTTTAACGGCTTCAGGATAATTGGAATCACGAATGTTTTGCAATTGGAATATACGTGAATCATAGTTAGAAGCCCATGCACTTTGGAATCTATCAGCATTAAGTGCAGAATTGACTTCACCACGTTTTTCACGATACTTTTTAAGTCCTTCAGCAAATTTAGTTGTAGCCGTAAATTGGGCATCAGCACGTTGCATAATGTCACGCAATGCTTCAGGGCTAATGGCATCACTACCGCTAATGGTTGCGGCATCGCCACGGCTAGAATCTGTTTTATTCAATCCCATAGTATTGGCGTTTTGCACCATTACACCAGCAATGTTTTTACGTAATGTGTCTAAATCAGGTTGTGCCACAATAAGTCTTGCCCAATCTTGAGCAGTTTTGTAAGCACCAGCACCGCTTGCTTTAAAAGCAACTTCTTCTACCTTACGTACATATTGCTTACCTTCTTCGGCCGCCGTAGCAAGTATTGGTGCTTCACGCAACATTGCTTTACCTTTTGCATAAGAATCTTTTTGCAAATCATTAAGGTTTAAAGGGTTAGCTGGACCGGTGTAATTAAAATCAGGATCTTCTTTAATAAGGTCAGGTAATACTTTAACTTTTGGTGCAACAGTAGATGGCATATCAGTAGTTTGTAGTTGACCACCGCCCAATGGGCTAGTTGAAACAGTAGGTTGGCTACCCCTAATTGAAGGCTGGGTAACAACACCAACGGTTTGCCCACCAACTGTACCAGTAGTAGCTTTAGGTGCAAATTGATTAATCTGTTCTACTGGTGATAAAAATTCATCACGGGCTTTATAAAGTGCTTCTGTAAATTTTGGGCCAGATGGGACGTTTTGCAAATTACGCAATGCTGGTTCAACGTAAGGACGTAGTTCAGGCATTTGTTCAGCAAGTTTTACCATGCCTTGTGAAACTTCCCTAGGGTCTTGACTACCACCTTGGGCATAAGAACCATACAAAGAAGCCATAAAACCACGTGCAGTATTGGATAATTCCATTTTTGCTTTAGTAGCCGCCGCATGATTTGCTACGCCATCTGTAATTTTTTTAGCGTATTCAGCACCAGTAATAGGGGCAATTGTTGGCAAAATAGTATTTACTTTGTCTAAATCCCAATTGCCCTTTTCATCTTTGTTTTTAGGGTCTGAAATAAATCCTTGCACTACTGGAAGTTCTTTTTCTTTTTCCCTAGCTACTTGGGCTTGTCTATTAAGAACGTCAGCTTCAGCCGAATAAAGACCTACTTTCATCATGTCAGCAAGTGACATACCAGTTTGTTTTGGGTTTAAATCTGCGGTAAATCCAGCCATGATAATTTCCTTTTACTTTGCTGGTGGAGTTGCACCACCACCGCTTCGCATACCGTAAAGCATTGCATAATTACTTAAATTGTTAAGGCCACTAGCGTAAGCATTTGCTTGCCCCATTATTCCGGAAGCTTGTGCATTACCAATGCTTGATAATTGATTTCCAACGTTTGCAGAAGTGCCGCCAGCCATATTAGCTACGGTTTGATTGGCATTTTGCCCAACGCCAGTTAAAGCGTTTACGTTGCTAACAACGTTTGAACGATTTACTTGATATTGATTAAACGCATCATTTAAAGCATTTCCAGCATAACCTTGGGCAAATTGATTTGCGCCTTGAATAGCATTACCGCTAATTAAACCGCCAGCGGCGTTAATTTGGGAATTTAATTGGCCCATTCCTTGGTTTAACCCAAATTGATAATTAGGCATTAAACGGGTTAAATCATTCATTGATGGTTGATTAGTTAAATAACCAGTATCTGCTAATTGGCCATAAAGATTTACACCTTTTTGTCCTAAATCCATATATGGTTGATTTTGACCTAAAACATTTCCATACATTTCTTTGTTGTAATCTATGCCTTGTTGGGCGGTTCTACCATAAGCATCGGCGGCCTTACCAGCGGCTTGGCTCTGCATATAGCTACCTACTAAAGTGGCTCCCCCAACAATTGCGGCGGCGGCTACGAATGACATAATTTACCCTTCCAATGCCATTTTTTGGCACTCAATAACAATAGATTTCAATTTATTGCTTGAATCAAATAATGCAGTTTCATCAGGTTCTATTAATTCAGCTTCAATTTCATCTAAATCGGTTTTATTTGTTCTGTGAACAGTTGTTCCGATAGAATCCATAGTTGCTAAAGTAACTCTTTTAGTACCTTGTTTGCACTCAATTATATCGCCGGCAGATAGTTTTTTCATACCCTTTTCTGTCCAAGCAATAATTTCACCTTTTGTGCAAATAAAAAAATGATCTTTTAAATGCACTTTTCCAACTATTAATGTTCCAGCTTTACGAAATACCCGGCGGCTATACATTCCATCAGCAAAAAAATGGTCGGTAATCATTCCATCAGCTTGTGGCAATTTAGATATTTCTTCTTGTAAACGGCCAATTTCTTCTTTATTAGGAATTTTGGTTGCTAGTTGTTCAATAATGGCGTTCATGGGTTGTAATAAGGCACTTTAAAGGGTTGACCGTTGACCGTAATATTAATAAATCCTACTGGGTTAGATGGCAAAACTGCCGCCCCTTTGGTGGCCGTACTAGCTGAAGTAAAGTTTAGTATTCCCAGGAAGAATTGTTGCCATGCCCTAGTTGGGCGGTTGGTTTGTTTATCTAAAAATTCAGCTTGTGGGTAAGGGTTGTTTTGACTATTAGCCCAAACGCCATTATTTTGATTATTTGACATTAGTTATCCCCAGCTTCCGCTTTTAAATTAGCCGCAGTAATCACGGCATTAATAGGATCAGTAACCACCACTTCAAATATTCTATCCCGTGATTGGCCTAATCTACGCCAAATAGCACGGTTTTTATATGCGCCTTGTACGCCAATGCTGGTCCAATGCTCATTTGAATAGGTTGAACCGCCATCGTCTGACCAACGCAACATAGCTTGTGGGGTAGAACCATCCGGCAAACCAATGCCAGGTTGGAAATGAATTTGTAATTCAGCAAAATATTGGCGTTGGTAATCACTAATTAAATGGGGCGCACGGCGAACCCTTCTAATTTTTTCACCGTTATCGGTGTAATTACTAGGATCAAGCATATAAATTTGCCCGTTTTCCCAATCCCCAACAAGATTTATGCCTTGGAAATGGGAATGGCAGTTGCCACGGTGACGGTGAAATACGTTGTTTGAATCTACCCATAGCCACTTATGCCACATACCGCTGGCAATGTCATATGCCCAAGTTAAATCAAGGGTTGGGAAGCTTACAACGTAAACTTCATGGCCTTCAATAAGGTAGGTCCAAGCCCTAGCATCGGAAATAAAGCCACCTTCAATACTATTTTCTACGGCATGGGTGCTAATTCGGGTTGGGGTGTAACCATTCATCATCATGACTTGGCCATCACCACGAATGTTTTTACTTAAATAAGCAAAAGAATTACCTAATCTAGCTACTGAAAATTTAGCGGCAATACCATGTTGGGTTGATGTACCTGGAATACGTTGGAAAGCAAAAGGGAATAATCCGCTATCTACCCATACTTCAGAAGAAGCTTCGCCCAACAAATACACTTCCCGGTGATCCACAATCATTGAAATTAAATCATCCGGTGCGCCATCTTTAGAACTAAAGCTTAAAGACGGGGAAATAGGTGATAAAGGCGATGAAGCGCCCCATTGTTGGGTGCCAGGACGGTTATAAACAAAATAGTTGTCCACTACATCAACTACATCAGCACCCGTAAATGGGCCATCATTAGCTGGCATAACGCTAAAGTTAAGGGCGTAAAGGGTTGTAGAAGCTACGGTTTGTGAAGTGCTAATAACATAACTTCCTGTGCCGCCTGTACCAGTACCAAACGTTAATGTAAGGGTTAACCCTGTACCGTTACCGCTAGTTGTTGTTTGGGATGGCGTACCTGGCACTACTGTATAAACGCCATTGCTTACAGTTGTTAAACCCGTCACCACGCCAGCCGCAACACTTGCTACTGTGTATGTAGCTTGTTGACTATAAATACCGCCAGTAACGGTTATGGTGTCACCTACGGCATATCCTGTACCGCCGGAAGTAATGACAAAAGACAATGCCGCAGAACCACCCAAGGCCGTAATAATAGTCCCGGCAGTAACGCCAGTACCTTGGATAGTTTGCCCTGGATATAAAGTACCGCTAGTTACTGCGCTGACCGTCAAAACAGTACCGGAAATGGATCCTGTCACCCTAGCCGCTACGGCCGCAGTATTTAAAGTTTGTGATGTAACGGTTTGAGTTAAGTTAATAGTGTAAGTACCAGTACCACCAGTTCCGCTACCAAGGGCAGTAATAACGGTTTCAGGGCTTACCCCAATGCCAAATAATTGTTGGCCTACGGCTAAAGTACCGGATTTCATTGTAGTTACAGTTAACGTAGTTCCGGATGTAGAACCAATAAATTGTGCTGACAATGGGTTAGAAATACGCCAGGTATAGCGATAAGCCCCATCTACTATATAAACGTTCAAACTATTGTCTGTAATGCCTACCATTCCAGTAGAACTATTTAAAGTTCCAATAATGGTTGGTGTAAACGTAGAATTTAAAACATAAACATATTGGCCACAAACTACCACCATGTATTCATTACCGGAAACATTACGCATACCACGTACTTCAGCGGTATTAAATAAAGTTACTTTATTAGTAAGTCCTGGGGTTGGGTATAAAGCTATAACCCCGTTTTGACCAGGTTGCTTTAATGGATCAATTTCAGGGCGAAAATTAATACATTCCTGTGCATCTTGGTAGATTGACGGGGCTTCATACGATGGGCCAACAAATCCAAAATCCGGCATATTTGACCTTAATTAGTAAAACCGCCAGTAAGAATCCAACCAGCATCTTTGGCACGGCTCATTAGTAAAGCATCCTGATAACGTGAAACACGCATAGGGGCCATATTTGTTGATTTCAACGTAGCTTTAGCTTGTGCGGCAAACGCCCCAATTTGGGCTAACAATACTGGGTTAGTTTTGCCATACATTGGCATTAATCGTTCGGCAAGGCACCAACGTAATGCGGCCGTATAACCCTGTGGCAATGTTGCATCGTCATATAGGGAATCATAATTTCTGAAAAGGGTTTCAGCAAACATATGAACTTCACCTTGGGATGGGCTTGGCCATAAGAAAACGTTGCCTGAATCTTCATTTGCATTGAAATAAAGGGCTTTTGGCCACGGTCCATTTAGCGTTTTCAGGCCAATCGAATTGTAGTTTTCAAGGGCAATGCAAGCTACTGGATAGTCAATACCACCAGTTAATATGGGGCTACCGCTACTTTGGCTGGTATTAATACGTACATAAGCAGAATTAATGTTTAGCGGCTTGGCGTAGTAAGCTTGAATTAGCTGGGAAGCTACCGGGCTTGCGTAGGTGGTATTAAGTAAATAAGTACCAACTTCGTTAACGTTACCGCCAGCACCAGTTAAAGTGGAAATAATCTTGGTGCCATCAGTAATGCCGGTACCGCTTAAATACTGATTAACCACTACTGCACCGCTACTAATGGCCGTTACAGTCAATACGTTTCCAGTAATTGAACCAGTATATTGGGCACCAATAAAGTTGGCAGTTGTATGGTTTGGGCCAATGGTGTATTGAACTTGGCCTGGTATTACATTCCAAATAATTTCTTGAATGTTAAAAACCATCATATTTTCGTTAGACCATTGATCAACGATTAAATTGAGCATTTCTAGGGCATCTTGCGCCGCATCATTGGTAGGGGCTTCCCCGGCCGCTAATGCACCAATATCTTTTAAAGAACCAGTAATAATGTCAATTGGCTTGGCCATAATAAATCCTATTAAATAGTAAAAGTTTCAGCTTCCCAAGGAAAAGCCATTTTTTTACTGGTTTTTAATGCTTGTAATTGCTTTTCTAGGTTCAATTTTATAAGGTTTATATCTTCTTGGGTAGTGTCTGTTTCCAGCCAGCCAATTAAATCTGATTCTTTAATTTCTGATAAAGGTTTACAAACCAATTCTTCAGAGTATTCATGGTAGCCTTCAGTTTCAACAATATTTTGTCCATCTTGTGCCTTTAATAAATAACGAACTTTAGCAATGGTTTCATCACCAAAAGTTTCTAAAATTGACCATTGATAGTTAATCATTTATTTGTATCCATGAAGTTGTTGCTTCATCCCATGAGTAACGCTTATCGTCTGTGGGCATTGGAACTGGTGAACCCCATAAACAAGATTCTTCATTTAATAACCAACTTGGATATGGTTTTGGTGCAATAAAAGCATCCCTTTGACTGTCATAAGTGTAACCAATACCAGCATAATTTTTACGCAATGGTCTGTTATCAGGATGTTGCCCACCATGAGTGTTGTATGAAGTTTGTACCCAGCCATGACCAAAAATGCCACTATCAATGACATTTTGTTCAGCCACAATGACTTGGGTTACGATTCCGTTTTCTACTTTTGCAAAATGCGACATGATTGCTCCTTTTAAGCCGTATAAGTTCCTGATGATGTATAGGTAAGAATTGTATTGCTTCCTGATGTAGTTACTGTTGGGCTTCCTGTGGTTATGCCTGTATATTTTGCAGTTGGAATAGATAAAATAACAATTCCTGAACCGCCAGCACCGCCCGTAGAATCCGCACCAGCGCCACCACCAGTATTAGCAGTTCCACTTGTGCCGTATGCGCCACCGCCACCACTTCCACCAGTACCACTAGCATATCCACCACCGCCACCAGCATAAGTTACGGATGAGCCTGAAATAGATGAAGCAGCACCAGCGCCACCATTTGACCCACTACCTACTGCACCTGCGCCACCACCACCGCCACCTGTACCAGCAGTAGCGCCAGCACCAGCATTACCTTGACCGCTAGTGCCAGCACCACCAGTTCCTGTGCCTGCTGGGAAAGCATTTCCGCCACCACCTGAACCACCTGAATTTCCTGTTGTGCCATTAACATTACCACCTGAACTGCCACCACCGCCAACGGATGTAATAGAACTAAATACCGAATTAGAGCCGTTTGCGGCATAGTTTGCAGTAATAATAGCTCCAGTATTACTAGCACCACCAGCACCAACAGTAATTGTGTAAGATGAACCAGAAATTACTACAAAACCTGTGGCGGCTCTCAATCCACCAGCACCACCGCCACCAGCGGCATAATAAGCTCCACCACCGCCACCAGCAACAACTAAATAATCTACTAAATAAGCTGGTACTAAAGAACCGCTACTTGTAAATGTATGAATGGTATTACCACCTGATGATGTTACTGTTCCACCAGTAAATACTTGTGATCCAGCGTAAGAAATAATGACTACACCGCTACCGCCAGCACCACCGGCAGTTCCACCACCTGATAAGCCACCACCACCACCGCCGCTACCGGTATTAACTGTTCCAGCACCGCCTGGATTTCCGCCGTTACCGCCGCCACCCGATCCACCGGTACCACCACTTCCGCCTAAATCAGTTCTAGCACCGCCACCGCCACCGCCGGCCCTAGTTGTTGCAGTACCATCAATGGATGAAGAAACACCAGCACCACCATTTCCGCCATTATTCCCATTACGATCTGCGCCTACTGCCCCGGCACCACCACCACCGCCAGCACCAGCAAAAGCACTTGCCCCAGTACCGCCAGCATAACCTTGTCCAGTTGTGCCAGCACCGCCTGGGCCACCACCATGACCGGCACCGCCACCTGATCCCCCAGCATAACCATCGCCAGGTGTAGCACCACGCCCACCGCCAGCAGAAGTGATAGTAGAAAAAAGGCTATCTGATCCTTGAACACCATCATTATTTCCACCACCGCCAGCACCGCCAGCACCGCCAGCTCCTACTGTTACTGTGTAAATTGAATTTGTGTCAATAATTAAAGAAGATTCAGCACTTGCACCACCACCGCTAGTTCCAGCAGATGTTCTATATCCACCAGCACCACCGCCACCGCCGCTTCGGCTTCCAGCGCCACCAGCACCAGCAATAACTAAAAAGTTTGCAGTAACGGCAGGTGCGCCGCTTGTCCATCCGAAGGCGGCTAGGGCTGCTGCACCAATTTTAGATAAACGTGGCATTTATAACCTTATGCAAATTTGGTTACAGAAGCCAATACAGTAAAGGTTGCGCTTCCTGTTTTAA